ATAGGTTCTTAAATAAACGAGTTCCCCAAAGCCGTTGCCTCCAAAGGGAACTGTTTTTGTTTTATATGGCTCTAAAAATTCATCTGATAATAACATAATTCTCCTAATCTTCCCAACTTGCATTTTTTACTAAGTTTTCATGTGCTTCCATTGGTTGCAAGTTAGTATAATGGAAACATTCAAATTGTTGTTCTGATATAGATAAATCGAATGCGGCACAAGGCTTAATATGATCTATGTGCCAGTAACTACCGTAATTTTCCCAGGTCATTTCAGATGTAAACATACTTTCTAAATAAACTCTTAAATCATCAACTGAACAACCTAAAAGATTAATTGTATGGTCAGCTTTTTTATTAAATTTTATAGCATGATTTATTCGACCTCGTAAGTTTTGCGATAATTTTGTATTTATTTCTCTATTAAATCCAGCATAGTGAATTACATAAACTTCATTTTCATCTTTTTCTTTAAAAATCTTACCTAAAGAATTCAATATGACTTGTGCAGAAGTATCACATTTATTACAAAGGTCATCTAAATAGAATATATTATGAACCTTATCAAAAATAATTTGAAATTCTTGATAGGATTTTATTTTATTACATCCCATACATAAATTATTTTTAGGAATTTTTTCTTTAGAAACATCGTCTAAATTTTCATATTCTATCTTTTTTGTTGGAAGATTTCTTCTTATTGACGATTTTTGTTTTTTCTCTTTTATTTCGGAATTTATATTATTTTTATATATTTCTTTTTGTTGTTGTGTCATTTTTAGAGACATATTTCACCTATCAGGGACTAAAAAAGCCCCTCACGAAAATAGGGGCTTTTTGAATATTTCAGAGTATTATACCACATAAAAAATTTCCTGTCAACTTGGAATAGGCGAACAGGTACTTAAGTACCAGTCAGAAAACTGGCACTTGACAAGTTGAAAATTTTTTGCTAGACTGTTTTCTAGAAAGGAATTACAATTATGGTAAAAGCTTACGCCTTAGATGATATAGATTTATTGGATAATTTGGAGGAAATAGCAGGAATGCCACAACCCGTTTATCTTTATAATTATGATGGTGATGAACCTTATTTAATTGTTTCAACGGCTGAAATTGACCCCGATGATTTAGATAATGTTGCCAGAGATGCGGTTGAAATTATAGCAGATGAAAGCGAAGATGATGTTTACGACGATCAGACCTAATCATCAAGTTTGGTATTTCAAAGTAAATGATAACCAAAGTCATAAGGATTTCTTTTTATTGGCTTTGCAAAGTTATGAAATAAAATATGGTCTTATTCCTATTAGAATTGTTTGTAATATAAAAGATATTGAATTTCTAAAAGGAAAACGTGGTGTTATTTATAAGGGGCATAAAATCCCTATTGATACCGCCAAAAATTGTGGAATTCATAATGTCCAAATGTGGCAAACTGACCACTAATACACTCCCATAATTTGCTGATTTGACAAAATTATAAATGTGTGGTATAATAAAGCCTCGAAAGAGGTTTATTATATTTAAGTGACAGTTATTACTTTATTACCTAAACAGAAATTAGGTATGGAAAGTGCCAAAGCTGAAATTATACTGTCAGGTGCTTTCGGTAGTGGTAAAAGTAGATGGTTATGCTATAAGATTTTCTATTTACTAAATAAATATCCCCGCAACCGAGGTTTTTTATGTCGAAAAACCTTACAATCTCTAAAAACCACAACGCTGAAAACCCTGCTAGATGGTGATGGTAGCCAACCTGCCGTAATCCCAAAAGAATATATCGTTTCGCACAATAAACAAGATAGAGTTATCACCCTTCACAATGGTAGTGAATTGTGGTATGGCAATATGGATAAAGAATTCATAAAATCCATGAATTTAGGATTTGCCGCAGTAGACGAACTATCTGAATTGACGGAAGAAGATTGGAATTTCCTGAGTGGTCGTTTAAGACTAGCAGGTATTCCAGTTCGCCAATTAATAGCCGCAACAAACCCCGCAAGTGAACAACACTGGATTTGGCATAGAGCCAAAGTTTCTCCCCCCAAAGATGTTAATGGAAATATAAAAATTGATTTCTTTACATCATCAACCCTGGAAAATAAATTTCTACCTAAAGAATATATTGAAAATTTAAGAAGTATTTTATTTGGATTTTATTATCAAAGATACGTTTTAGGTGAATGGGTTGGTAGTGATGAAGTTGTTTATGATAATTTTAGTCAAAAAAAGCATATTATTCCTAATTTTATAGTTCCTAAACATTGGAAAAGATTTCGAAGTTTCGACTTTGGATATCGCGCACCTTTCTTTTGTGGTTGGTTTGTTGTAGCTGGAGAAGATGCAAATGAATGGAATAAATCTCTACAGCCTGGGGATATTATTCTTTATCGAGAAATGTATTATACCCAAAGAACAGCCAGTGTTAACGCGGATAGAGTAATTGAATTTTCTAAACATGCTGACGGTACACCAGAAAGATATATCTGGTCAGTGTCCGATTGGGATAGTGGAGATAGAGCCGATTTAGAATCTAAGGGTATATTTACTTTACAGGCTAATAAAGATATTACTTTTGGTATTCAAAAAGTTAGAGAACGTTTAGGAAATGATGACCCAACTAAAGGTACTGTTGTGCGACCACGTTTTTTTATTTTTCAAGAATCTTTAGTTGATTCTGACCCAAAAATCAGATTAGATTTGGAAAGTGGCGATAAAAATAATAATCCTATGCGTTCGGCTGAAGAATTTCAGGTTTATAGCTGGAAAGAAAACAAAGAAGAGCCAATGGACGAATATAATCATGCCCTGGACGGTATTCGTTATGCAATTATGCAATTCGACGGTGCTTTTACCTGGGCAGATATTCCCTTTATGAGCGTTTAATATGGAAAAAGAAAAACAAGATGATTTTGATGGTAGAATGGAAAAACAAACCTTAGATTTCTACGCCTTAGTAGTAGTATCTTTAGGTATTTGGATGGCATTTTCCCCATATAGCGGTACAAACTTTGTGACAATCGTACAAGATATTTATTCTCCATTGTGGATACTTAGCACAATTTTTATTTCTGGAGGTGTATTAAATATGCTTGTTCAGAATCGTTATTTTTGGTTATATATATTTTTTGTATCGACACCTTTAGTCTTTTTTGGATTAGTGTTTCTACAAGTATCTATAATTTCAAGTGTTTTCGCTCCTACAGTTATTTTAGCGATAGCAATTGGTTTATATAGTGCTATAAGAGCCGGTCAGATATTCCAGAAAAGAAAACGGAATAAAATTGGACGAGTTTAAGTTATTTCTACAAAATAATGCCGTAGGAATTCTAGCTTTATTTATTACTCCTGCTTTGGCATGGTTTTTCAATAGACGGAAGGAAACGTCAGATATAAAGAAAATTGATGCCGATGCTACTAGCGTAATTGCTAGTAGTTCTGGTTCATTAGCCGCCTCCTGGGAAAAATTTGCTGAAAAAATGCAAATTGAGTACAACGAATGTAAAGAAACGACAGCACATTTACAAACTTCAATTGAGGAATATAAAATCACAACTGAAAGTTTAGATAAAAAGGTAAATATTATTACCGGTCATAATAACGAATTAGAAGTTAAGGTTAATGAAGTAACCACAAAAAATGACCAACTTCAAATAAGTGTAAATACTTTCAAATCTGAAAATGATAAATTGAAAACTTATACTCAAAAATTAGTTGGTTTTATTGAAACTTTGTTAGATCAAATTGAAAAAATTGACCCTGACAAAGCCAATGAGAATATCAAGGAATTGGAAATAATAAAAATCCAGTTTAAGGAAGTAGAAAACAATGCCTAAACAGCCACAACAAAAGACTATTGATAACCCAAGAATGTTGGGTGGAATGGATATTCTCTACAATAATATTATTCCTTACGATATTCCTAGATATACAGATGGTGATTTATGGCGTTATGTAGCCGGTAAACAACCTGTAGTACAAGCCTGTATTACCAGTATGGTAATGTATGCTCAAAGTTTGCCGTGGGATATTCGAGCCGTAGATGCTAAAAGCAACAAGAAGTATGATAAAGAAATAAAAGATTATAAGAGAATTTTCAATCAATCGGGTGATGCGGGTAGATTAAATCACTTAGATTTTCTAATTCAGGATTATTATACTGTGCCTTTTGGTTCAGCATCCGAAGCGGTTAGATATTCAGATGGACGTTTATTCAAAATTATCAATATTGATGCCGCTACTCTTTATCCTACAAATAATGCTACTTTACCAGTAATGCAAAAAGTTGGTATTCGAGAGCCTATTTTCTATAAACCAGATGAAATAAACCGAATGTTTCAAGCACCTAGAACAGAAATTTCTAGAGCGGGTTGGGGAATGACCCCCACTGAAAAGGTTTATTTAGCGGTAGAGTTACTTAGCCGTGGCGATAAATATTATGCTCAATTACTTTTAGACACACCAGAAGCGGGTTTATTAGATTTAGGTGATATGAGTAAGGAAAGTGCCGAGAAATGGTTAGAAAGTTTCAAGAATTTAGTAAGTGGAATTGACGCTTTCAAAATTCCAGTTCTTTATCAGCATACTGTTCCGGCTAAATTTATTCCTTTTGGTAGACCACCAACAGAATTGATGTTTGGTGATGTTACCTATAAATATGCAGAATTAGTTTGTTCAGCATTCGGTATTTCAACGGGTGATATCGGTTTGAAACATTCTGGTGGTGGAGCGGCTTTATCTGCTCAAATGCGTGATGAACGTCATGCTAAAGCTACTGGTTATGCCAGTTTGAAAGCACATATTAAGGAATATTATGATAAGTTTTTACCTGACTATCTTGAGTATGTTTGGATTGATACAGATGATGAATTATTGGTTGCAAAGGGACGTGCTAGAAGTGCAAACGGTGTCGGTCTAAGAAACTTAGTTGAATCTGGTATGATGACACCTAAAGAGGGCCGCGACCAATTAGTAGCCGATGGTTTAATTACTATTCCATTGGTGGATGAGCCTAATCCGGCTGATTTTGATATTCTAAATGATATTAGCGGATTAAATGACCAGATTGATATTCAACAGCAACAAGTAAATATTCAAAAGAAACAATTACAATTTCAACAAAGTCAGCCACAACCTTTAGCTGGAAAATCTGCCCCTGGTGGAAAATCAAAAGGACGTTTTAAAGGTCAAGGTGGACAGGGTTTGAATAAACAAAGAAATCTACGTGGTGGTAAATTAGAAAATGTACAAGGTAAGGATAATGTGCCAGCTTCGCAAGGTGGACAAGGTGAGATTAAGTCAGAATATACAGAAAAAGAGCCTTTGCAGGAATATCTAGACGCTATTTATAATCCAGTTAAAAATGGATTATCAGTAGTTAGAAGTCGAAGATTGGTCAAAGCCGCGTTAAAAAAGAATTACACAATGGTGCAATTGGCTTCTCATCAGGAAGATTTTGAGATTTGGAAAGTCAATTATTTAGAGAATTTATTCGATTTGATACAAGAATCTGATATCAAACAAACCGTAAAATCTCAAATTGAAGAATTTCAAGCATTTATAAAGACCGATAATTGGTATGAAATAAAACTTGACAAATCTAAAATTTCTGATATACTATCTGAGTATTATGCTGATGGTTTAATAGTTGGCGCTGAAAATATTCAAAACGCTCTCTATGAAGATGGCAAAACAAATAGTTTGGAACTAAAATCAGAATTTGATATCACGAATCTTGATATTAGAAATCAATTTGAAGCTAAATCAGAAAGATTAGAAAACTTTATTAATTCTACATCAGAATATAATATGACAAGATTAGCATTGGGCTGTATTGTAGAAATTGCATCAAATCATTTAGAAATGATACAAAAGTCAAGACTGGAAGAAATTCTAAATAATGATGAATTCATACAAGAAACAGCAGAAAGGTTATCTTATGTTTTTCCACATATTGTAAACTTAGTTTCTGTAGTAGAAGGTTTGATTGAGACAACATTTACCGATGGTCTAAATAAGCAATATGATGTAAGTGGTGTTGTGAGAACAGAAAGCGATTTTGATAAAACTAAATTAGATGGTATCAAGACCGAATATTATACAGG